ATACGTGGCGCGAAGTTCATCATCCGACTGGTCATTAAGAGGCGCTGGGCCTGTTTCCACCAGTTTCGGGTCAGCATCGACGCCATCGACGTCGCCACCGCCGCCTTCATCAGCTGCCGTCGTTCCGGTCGCGGCCACATCGGAAGCGTCAGGATCGTCAGCATCGACATCAGCATCCCCCCCAGCGTCATCATCACCAGAAGGGGGGTTATCATCACCATCAGAAGTCGTTTGGCCATCGGGGGTAATCTCCGGGTTGGGGGTTGCGGGTGAAGCGGGGTTGGATTCCTGCACGGCCTCTTGGGTTCCAGGCCCCCAGGACGGATGCGTTGGCGGCGCGGCGGCGGGCTCTTCAAAGACCAACTCTTCAAGGAACAGCTCGAAGCCCTCGGTGATGGCGAGAAAGCGTCTGACGTGCGCCTTGTCGGCGACGAGGGCCACATGCCGATAGGGTACGCCAAGGTCGGGGCGCGGCTGGAAGTGATACACGGCATTGTCGAGCGGTATCTTCCAGCCATTTGGGCGTTCGATCCTGGCGCGGATCAGGACCGGCTGTGGGGCGGTTTTCTCTGACATGGGGCTTCATCCTCTTGTCGGGTTGACGACGGATAGGCCAGTCGTTGAAGGCCTACCGGTCAGGCGTTGATGGTGCGGACGACAAGCTGGATGCTTTTGCCAGCACCTGCGGCGATATTGGCCGAGAAGGTGACACCGATGGAGCGGTTGTTCTCTGTCGGGGGGATGGCGATCAGGGTGCCGAGGGCGCCCGGTGCCGTCGCGTTATGGACCGTCACGTCGTTCATGAGGACGGTTGCCATCGTGCGCGTGCCAGTGTCGCCAAAGTTGCCCGAAAGGATGCCCACATCGGCGGTTTCGCCGGTGCCTGTGTTCACACCGATCGCGTCGATGCCGGTGATGCGCGAATAGGCGGGCAGCATGGCGATTTCAACGATGTCATCTGCAGCGGTAATGCCTGCGGACAGATCGACGGTGTAGATATTGATGGTTTCGAGGCCAGCGGTGAAACCGACCGCGACGGCGGCCATCAGCTGGGCTTGCTTGGATTGGATGAGCATTTGGGTGCGTCCCTTTTGTGTGCCGATGTGGCCGGTTGTGGATGATCAGACGGGCCGCCCGGTGTGGGCCGCCCGTCATCTTGCGCTTAGGCTCAGTTCGGGTTGGCTGCCGCTGTATCGAGGCGCATGACCCCGAAATCACCGCCGTTGAACCGGCACTTCGACATTCCGAAGATGTAACCGCCTGCAATCACAGGGTTGTTCTTGTAATCGGTCATGTCTTCGACCCAGCTCATGCGCCGCCCGTCATCAGTGGCGGCATATGCCACGGCCAAGGCTTGACGCGCGCAGAACAGCGCCTCGGCCATCGCCACGTTGTTGCCGACACCAGCATCGGAGCGTCCGATGACGTTGCGGTGTGCGTGCAGGATCGTGTTGTTGATCATGCCGAGGCCACCCTTGACGACGGGGGAGGCTGTGCCTGAGTGGGTCATCAGGGCCTTGTTGATGTCCAGCCAGTTGCCGGTGCCAGCCCCGGTACGAAGATCGAATGCCTGGATCAGCGACATGATCATGACGTACCGCTCTTCGCCGTCGACCATCATGGGATACATGTTGACCGCGTTGGGGAAGTTCTTGGTCATGTTGCCCGCGCGCACATCGGCACGCTCGATCAGGTTGACATCCATCTTGTCGGTCGCGTCGAGGGTGGCGATCGAGGTGGCATTGCCGCCGAAGAGGTGGTGCGATGCCGATGGAGCGCGCAGGGCGTTGTTTGCCCGTCCGGTATATTCGAGAGGGAAGATATCGGAGTGATCCGTGCCGCGATCACCGGACAGATACATGAAGTAAAGCTCGTCGAAAACCTGCTGCCAATAGTTCTTCAGCTGGATCGAGGCCGACTCGCGCAGGTTGTGTTCCGTGCGCTGCCGCGACATGCGGCCACCACATGCGACCGGCTTGCGCGCCTGGTCGATGGTGATGGTGTCGGTGTAATGCTTGAGCATCGACTCGTTGCCAGCGGCAGTGGCATCGCCTTCGACGAGGCCACCCTTGAGGCGGGCTTCAAGGTCGAAGCTGATCGTATCACCTGCGTCCTTTTCCAGCTCGGTCTTTTCCTGACAGATGCTGTTGGAGGTCTTGCCAACGAACTTGCGGCTGAAATAGCCGTCCGCGTTGACATCTCGGTGGAGTTTGGGGGCCCAGCGCTTGACGGCTTTGGGGTCGCCCCATGCAATTTGTGTGACAGCCATGACGTTCCTCGCTTCTTGCGGTTTGCAAAAAGTGAGGCTTCATGCGCTCACGTAATCCGGGCAGAATAGGGCTGCGCGCCGTTTCGCGCAAGCATCACAGTTTTATCCCGCTATCGGCGGGTAACGATGATGCTGGGCACCGACGACAACGCGCCCATGCGATAGCAGGACAACCGGCTTGCCAGCGGCAACCACGCGGACCTTCAAACGGGATGGAGATGCGCGATAGACCTCTATCTTGATGTCGCCAACAATCAGCACATGACCGGCCTGCAATGTGATCATCATCAGGTCGGTCATCTCTGTATCATCCCCGGCGCGCGACGCCGGGGATGGGGTGGCCAGGTCTTCAGCCATTATACTGCAGCACCTGATCGGCGATATGCGCGGGCATCCTGGCGTAAAGCGCGTCCAGCTCGGCGGGATCGGAGGTGTTGTCGATCTGCGTTGCCCATTGCGCGACGACAGACGTGTTGGGGTCGATCTGATCGGGCGGGATGTTGCGCAGCGTTTGCGGTGGCTGGCTCATCATCGCCTTGGTTTTCTCCCTCTGTGCAATGGCGGGATCAACAGGGGCTGGAACAACCGCCGCCCCCGGCGCTGGTGCGAGGCCCAGTGTGATCGCTGGTGGGGCGATGCCTTGCGCGTTGCAGGTATCGACATACTGCCGTGCTGCCGTCGCCAGCTGCTGATCGAACGTCATCCCCGCATAAGGGCCATCGGCGCGGGTCGTATGGGTGACGAACCGGTTGAAGGCATCGAAGTGCGCCGGATCGGCCAGAGCGGGCTGTGCCGCCATGAACCCGGTCGAGGCATCCAGCCATTCCTGATCCGCTTGCGCCGCCTGCTGCTGGGCCCGCGCCTCCTTGGTCAGTCGGTTGGCCGTGTCGAGGGTGTTGAGCGACTGGAAGTTGGCAGCCGCTTCCTCTGCTGCCGCGCGGGCGGCGGCGGCGGCGACCTTGTGTTCCGCTTCTCCCAGATCGCCATTGTCAAACTGGTCCTGCAGTTCAGCGAGAAGGTCATTGGCCGTTTTCATCTCTTTCCGTGCATCCGCAAGGTGAGATGTGACGTCGATCTCGGGCTCTACCACAGGCTTGGGTGTCTCGGCGGGAACGACGGGCGTTTCCGCAGGAACGGCAGGTTCGGCGGCCAGTGGCTCGGCAGGTTCTTCCGTGTCGGGGATATCGAAGTCAGGCGCGTCTTCCGTCTGATCGGCGGCAAACTCGGCCAGTCCTTCGCGCTCGGCATCGGTCAACCGGTCATCATCAGGGATGGCGGCGGGTACAGTCAGGTCAATAGGGTGCGTGGACATAGCGGATCCTCCTGCATGTCATCAGTTGGTGGGTTCGAGTTGCCTTTGCATGGCTTCGGGCGGTGGTGCCTGTTGGGCCTGGGGCGGCGGTTGTTGCTGCCCCCCCGGCTGGTTTTGCTGCATGGCCATCTGCATGGCGGTGGCTGCGGCCTGCTCGGATGCTGCCAGGATGCTGTCGGCCACTGGGGCGACCGGGCGCGACTGCGCGGCGGCCACGGCTGTCTCATTGGCCAGAAGCAGGTTCTGCAGGGTGTCGTGGCTTATACCATGTGCCACCCGGAAGCTCTCGATCGTCAACTTGAACGCTTTGGCCTGTTTCTCCAGGGCTGCGGCCTCCTGCGTGGCGATTGCGGCATCTGCCCCGCGCCGTTCCATCTCGGCCTGTGCAGCCTTCGACTCGCGACGTGCAATGGTCTCGGGATCGGCGGCATCGGGATCCGCGTCTGGGTCTTCCTGTCCGGTGATGGCCCGGATACGGGCAACGATGGTGCTTTTGTGCGGCAGATCCATCATGTCCACGATGACATCAAGGAGTGCGAACACGAATTGCGGCGCGACTGGCGCAAGCTGTTGCACGACTTCCAGTAGGTCGTTGACCTGTTGCTGTTTGACCGTGGCCTTCCACTCGTCCTCGGACACGACGAAGTCGGCGCGGGTCGCGGCAATATCGCCTTTTTCTTCGCCGTCGTTGACCGTCACATAGTCGGGATTGCCGCGCTGGTTCGTTATCCGGAAGTCCTTCTCTTCAGTGAAGTACTGCTCGATCAGCGAAAGTGTCTTTTCTCCGTGTGCGCGCAGGGCATAGCGGAGGTTGTCGAGAAAATGGGCTGTGGTGACGCTGCCTTGCTCTTGCCGCGCCAGGATAGCGCGCCCGGATGTGGCGTTGGTGCTGCGTCCCATGCTCTCATCGGTCACGCCACTGATCTGCTGGATCATGTTGATTCCGCGCGAGAACAGTTCCATGTGGGCCGGTAAAAGTTCGCGGTCCACGCCCAATACCAGTTCCTTGCCCGGTCTTTTGACGATGATGCCGTCTGACCGCGCCACCTCGTCGGCCAGTTCGTCAAGATCTTCGACCGCCCCCTCGTCCATGATGACCTTGTTGCTGGCCAGAATGGCGAGTTGCTTGATCGCCCGCATGTTCACGTCGCTCTGGATGGGCACCATGTTGCGGACGACCCCGTAGGGCTCACCCGTCCCGGCTTTGCGGTTGCCCCAGATGGGTGTGAGGGGGAAGCGGTTGTGGATATAGGGCGACGGCTGGCTATGCAGCAGGCCCTTGTCGCAGAATATCCCCACATGCGTCCGCATCATCAGCTTCGAGATGATGTGTGCCTTGCCGATCTGGATGGAGTGTTCGTGGCCCCGATGGCCGGGGAAATAGACTGACCCGCCAAATTCGCCCCCCATAAGGACTTCGGTGTCCGCTGGTGTGCGATACCACCCCTCGATCAACCGGACCCGGTCGCGGCTACTGTCACCTTCCGAATACTGGGAGAGGTTCTGGCTGGCCAATTCCTCCATTTCATCCATCCAAGAATCGCCAAGATTGCTGCCGAAGGAGGGAAATGAGCTGCCACTGAGGACGGCTGACTGCTGCAGCATCACCTGCTTGTTGGGGAAAAACCGCGCGGCGATGTCCATGTCGGTCCAGCGGGTGCGGAAGATGTACCGCCCGTCTGCGAGAGCGAGGTCCGTTGACCGGCTGTCGTGCAGGATATTGCGCCACGGTTCGCTGCCGACGAATACGGCCTCTCCCTCTTCTTCACCTTGGTGCCCGCATTCCAGCCAGCCCAGCCCAGCGCGTACGGCGTCACGGTAGGCGAGGGAGACGTGCATTTCGCCCTGCGACGAGTCCTGCACGTATTTCATCAGCTGCGTCTTGCGTTCGGCGGCGGCGGCTCCGGCCTTCGTGCGGCCAAGTATCCGTGGCTGCGTCCGCGCGCGCCGCTCGGTGCCCAACAGCCAGTCGACTGCGGGCTTGATGACATTATAGGTGATCGGTAATTGGTTGCGGCGGGCCAGTTCGGCCTTGACCTCGGCACTCAGCTGGTCGCCGTCATAGTTGGCCTCATCCTCGCCCATGCGGCCACGCCATGATGCCTGCACGCCCAGCTCGTGGGTGTATAACCCCATCAGGCGTTGGAACAGCGCACCATCGGCCACCTGATCGTCGGTCGTGACCATGTCCTTCTCGCGTCCCGACAGGGCGGAAGAGTTGCCATACTCGTCCTGTGGCGGGCGCACGCGCTCGTCATTGCGAAAGCCCCATCCACTGACGTTGTTGGTGTCTGTCATGCTCATTGTGCAACCTCACTCAGTGCTTCCGCAGGGGGATTTGGTCCGTCTTGCCGGTGTTTCGATCCGTCAATTCGAGGTGAATATCATCCTGGCGGATATGGTCGCGCATGGGTGGCGGGGGCATCATCACCAGATCATGCAGGCTGTCTTCGATGATGCCGCGTATCCGGCGCACAGTTGCCGGGTCGCTGGCCGATAGCCTCAAGCAGGCGGCGAAATACTCGGCGATCTCGCGCTGCCACTGATCCCCGCCGATCCGGGTTTCATCTGGGTCGATATCGACGACCTGGTCATCGTCGTTGTGGGTGCGGGACCACTTCCAGGCGTCGGAGAGCATGATGCAGCACAGCCGCGGCTGATCGCCGTGCATGGGCGCCCACGCTGGCGCCAAGACCAGAAGCGGCTGCGCGCCGTTGTCGGCGGCCCAGTTCCACGTATAGAGCGCGCTGACATCACCATGCTGGCGCACGCGCATGATGGTCTCGAAATCGACCTCGATCGCGGTGTCCGGATCATAGGTGTCATCAACGCGCTGATCATTCATGTAAGACATTCACATGGCCCCTTGGATTGGTTTGCGCGTCCGCTTGGTCTGGGTACGCTGGAAGAGCCCGCTTTCTTCCATCTGCGCCCATTGGCGGAAGCTGTCGGCCCCCTCGGTCGCGTTGTTCTTGAGCGGTTCCTGCGACCACGCCCCGGCCTGCCGATTCCAGCGCTGCTGGTAATTGCCAAGGTGAAGGAGGCCTTCCTTGCAGCCGACCGGGCAGAACACCGCCTTGGGAAAGTGCTTGCGGGTGGTCTCGATCCCGACTTCCAGCGTGGAAACCCGTGGAACGACCTCGAAACGCCACGACGGCTGCAGCTGCTGCAGAATATCGAGGGGGCTGATGATGGCTTCGGCCTGCTGCCGTTTGTGTCCAGCATCGTGGGGCAGATAGTGAACCGCCCATGTAAACCCGGTCTGGTTCATCGACTGCACCATCGTGGCGTAGCCGCTGCCCCAGTTTTGCAGGAAGCGGTGGAACCGGCGTTCTTCGCCGCATTTCTGCATCACCCAGACGCCGGTGCCGTCGCGTGATCCTATGTCCCAGAAAGTGTAGAACGGCTCGTATGGATCGACCTCCAGCACCCGGATACGGTTGCCGAGGCGGGTCATGGCCAGCTGCTTGGCCCAGTAGCGACCCTCGGTGGACTGCTGCCAGCACTCGTCCGGTGTGGATGGATACTCGCGCCACATCTTCGCGTGGTCGCCACCAAAGTCGTCATCGCGCTTTGACACGTAGAACGCCCGTTGAGGCATGCTCAACAGCGTGTCCATCTTCTGTTCGATCTCGTCAAAATAGGCGTGGTCTTCGTCGCTGATCAGGACATGCTTCGGGTCGACCACGTAACCGCGATCCGTGAACCACGGGAAGAAGTGGAAGAGGAACGTGCGCGCGGTCCTACGGCCAATCTCATGGTTGGCCTGCGCCCTGGTGGCCATCTTGTAGAATTCGCCGTCCTGCCCCTCTGCCGTCGATTCCACGATGGCAATGCCGTCCATTGGCACGGCAGGAAGTGACCCGGTGACGATCTCTTCGGCCTTGTCGGGAAATTTGGCCGCGATCTTGCCCATCTCGGACACGTGCAGTCGCTGATAGGTGCCAGATCGGGCCGATATGCTCACCCGCACGCTGCTGTTGTTGTGCGCAAACAGAATCTCGGACTTGTTCTTGGTCTTGATCGGCATGCGTTTGCGCAGCCAGTCGGGCAGATTCTCATAGGCGAACACGGCCTTGTCGCGGAATATGGATTCGGCGGCGTCTTTGGTGTGGGCGATGACCGCGACACGCTGGTTTTTGATGAAGAGCGCGTGATCCAGCCAGATGATGATGATCAGCGTGGTGAACCCCAGCTGTCGGGCCTTCAGGATCACATTGCGATGGCCGAGGCGGGCCAGAAACTGGCGCTGCGCGGCGTTGGGGATGAATGGCATGACTGTGCCGGGTTCGTCCTCGTCTTCGCTCTTGACGATGATCTTGTAGAGCTGGCCGCTGAATATCCGCCAGCGCCACGACGTAACGGCCAATGCCAACTCTCGCGGTGTCGTCGGTCGGTAATGCTCATCGATGTCCTCTACGCGCGGCAGAGGGGCGTCAGGCGCGGATTTTGGGTGGCTGTGGCCCAGCGCGTTCATCGGCTGACCACCTCGGCGTCTTCGATGTCGTCGTGATAGGCTGTCAGCGGGGCTGATTGGGGCGCGCTGATCTTGTTGCCCAGCTCGTTCAACAGATAGTCGGCGATGTCAGTGGCCCCAGGGTTCGCCCCCTTATCCCGGAACATTCCGATGTGCCCACCCAGATCCTTCAGGCCCTTCATCGCGTTTTCCACGTCAAAGGTGCTGAGAACCATCGTCGGGCCCGCGTCTGTCTGGATTGTGACAGGCTTGCCTTCCTTGTCGGTGATCACCCGCGACTGCATGCACCGCTCGACGGCCTCCATCAGAGTGGCGATGACATAGTGTTCGGTCAGTGGGCTGTATTCGCGCCGCTGGTGATATCGCCGCGCCATCTCGTTCTGGATCGATCGGGCGTTGAACACGCGCCAGGCATTCTCGACCGGGTTGGCATAGCCTGCGGCTGTGGCTGCCGCGATCCGGTTGCTGGTCTCCATGTAGACATCGACGAAAATGCGCTGCTGGTCGGTGAGCTTATCCGGGCCGAGCGCGCGGGCCGACTTGCGCGGTGCGCGTGCCTTCGGTGCTGCCTTTGCTGGTGCCCGTTTGGCGGGTTTCTTCGTCATGGTGTGGACTAATCACTGCCGCTGCTCTGATGCGTGACAATGTGCGCGACACCTGCTTTCCGGTCAATACTCTGATAAAAGTGGACAATTCTCCATCATTTTACTTTACAGGGCGTGGCTTATTTCCTACGGTCTGCGGGATATAAACGACAAGCAACCAAGGAGGGCTATAGAATGGACAGATTTGTGCTGAAAGATGAGACGCGCTCGATGCGGGCGTATCTTCAGGAACTGATCATCGGCGAGAAAGAGGAAATCTTGCTGATGGAACATGCCGACGTGACGGACCTGGCCGAGACGGTCTACTTGGCGATCGAAACCCCAGTGTCGATTGCACAGCGGATCATCATGTCAAAGGTGTTCAAGCTGCCCCAGACATCTCGCCCAGCCACGATCATCCATGCCTATACCATTCGAGTCTTTGATAAGCACCCGAATGGCTCCGTCATGCGGGACGTCATGTTGCAGATGACAGGCGAGAGCGATCACCCCGAGCAATGCGGGGCTTCGGTTGCCTTCGTGGGCATGCTGACACCACTACAGTCCGATTACACGCAGCTGACGACGTCGGGCGAAATCGCCGTCTGGAACAGCGTTTTCAACTGGCGCGCGGCCTGCCTGCGCGGCGGCGGCGTAAACACCGTCACGGACCTTCCCAAGATGCACCCGCAGATTTTCGGGGTGGCATCATGACCGACGCCCAGAGAACCGCCCAATTCCTCGCCAGCATCGATTTGGCCACGGCTGAGGCCATCCTCGACAATATCGCGGTCCACTACGGCATCAGCATTGCGGATGTGATGGATGAGATATGCGACCCGGATGCCGAATGCCTGCTGGATTACCTCACCGGGCCACTGCGCGACAGGGTG